ATGCTTATTCTACTAATTTAACTTTTCTACCAGAATTACCAGAAAGTTTAAAAAAGTTGGTTTGTGTGAGGTCTTTGTTATCTTATTTACCAGAATTACCAGAAAATTTAAAAGAATTATATTGTTATAATAATAAATTAAAATCTTTACCTAAATTACCAAAAAGATTAGAAGAATTAAAATGTGAAAATAATGATTTAACTTCTTTATCTGAATTACCAGAAAATTTAAAAGAATTATATTGTTATAATAATGAATTAGAATCTTTACCAGAATTACCAGAAAGTTTAACAAAATTATATTGTAGTATTAATAATTTAACTTCTTTACCAAAATTACCAGAAAGTTTAATAACTTTATCTTGTAGTGCTAATAATTTAACTTCTTTACCAAAATTACCAGAAAGTTTAAAATATTTATATTGTTATGATAATCCATTTGAGTATCCAATTCCACATAAATTCTATAATAATCAAGATAAAGAATGGTTAAAAAAATTTAACCTTAAACTAAGTTCATATGAACATCAAAAGAAATTAATCGAAGAAAATGGTGTATATATAATGAAAAAATATGAAAATCATCCAGAATTAATAAATGATAAAATAAAAGAAGAAAATCCAACTTACTTTTTATCTGTTGATTATGGATTTTAAAAATAAAAGATGAAATGAAAAGATATTTAGAGTTTATTAAAGAGAGTTCTATAGAAAAAGAGATTACTATTTATAGTGAAAAGGATTTTCATAAAATTAAAGAAGGAATTGAAAAAATTTATACTAGAGATAATGATTTAAAATCTCTACCTGAATTACCAGAAAATTTAAAAGAATTACATTGTTGGAATCTTGAATTGGAATTTCTACCAAAATTACCAAAAAATCTAAAAATATTAAATTGTAGATCAAATAAATTAAAATTTCTACCAGAATTACCAGAGGATTTAATACAATTACATTGTTGGGATAATCAATTAACTTATTTACCAGAATTGCCAAAAAATTTAACATTTCTTGCTTGTTATGATAATCCATTAGAATATCCAATTCCACATAAATTCTATTATAAACAAGATAAAGATTGGTTAGAAGAATTAAATCTTAAATTAAGCACATATGAACATCAAAAGAAATTGATAACTGAACATGGTGTTTATATAATGAAAAAATTTGAAAATCATCCAGAATTAATAAATGATAAAATTAAAGAAGAAAATCCAACTTACTTTTTATCTGTTGAATATGGATTTTAAATAAACTTTTCAATATTTTTAATCTTTAATACTAAAATATTATTAAAGATGTTAATAGATAGCGAATATAAAAATGGAAATTTAATTTGTTCATATGTCAATGAAAAAGGAAATATTAAATTAAAATATTATCCTTGGAATAAGACAACTAAATATGTAATAACCACACCAAATGATCCAGAAAAATGTGATGAATTTGTTACATGGGATGGAAAACATGTGAAGGAAATATATTCAAGATATCCAAATAAATATTCAGTTTATTATTTTATTGATTCTCTTCCAAAAGAAGAACAAGAATTATTATTTAATTATTATGAACCAAATATATTCTTTATAGATATTGAAACTGAAATCATAGAAAAGAAAATGGAACCACATCTTGCAGAAAGTGCAGTTCTATCAATATCAATTGTTAATAAAAATAAAGCTTTGGTTATGGGTGTTGATCCATTAACAAAAGATGAAATAAAATCAATAGAAAATGATTTAAATGAAAAATATGGAAAACCATTTGATAGAAGTTGGGAATTTAAATATATTTGTCTTAAAAATGAATGGGAACTTTTATTTAATTTCTTTAAAACATATGTACCACAAATGGCAGTTATTTCTGGGTGGAATGTTGTAAATTTTGACTGGGTATTCTTAGTTAATAGATTTAGAAATATTGGTGGTGATCCATCAATATCATCTCCAACTGGACTTTTAAGAAAATCATATAGATTGGATGATTATAAAGAAATACCAGCTCATAAATTGATTGTGGATTATATGGATTTGTATAAAAAAGATGCATGGAATTCATTCGTTCAAATAAAGGAATCTAATGCATTAGATTATGCTGCTGGACAAATTCTTGGAGAAAAATTTGGAAAAGTTGGTTATGCTGGAGATTTGAAATATCTATATAGAACAGATAAAAGAAATTTTATGTATTATAATGTAGTCGATTCAATTTTAGTTCAATTAATACATGAAAAAACTAAAATTATAGATATATTATATGGAATTGGAACACTATCAAGAATAAATACTCAAAATGCTATGTCTACATTAGCAGTAACCGAAGGTATATTAAGAGGAAAATTAAAAGATAAAAAAAATATAATCTTAGTAAAAGATGATGGATTAGATGTTGATGTTAATGATGATAATGTTTCTGGTGGATTTGTTTTGCCACCAGTTAAAGGAATGGCTACTTTTACCACATGTTATGATTTTTCAAGCCTATATCCAACTACAATCAGAGAACTTAATATATCAGCAGATAGTTACAAAGGACAAGTTCCAATTAAAAAAATAGATGGTAGAAAACTTCCAGATTTATCAGCAAAAGTATCCATATTCAATGGACACCAAATTCCAATTGAAAAGGATGATATAATATTATTATCTGGTTCAGTATTTAAAAATGAAGAAGGTGTAGTTGCACAAGTTATGAGAGAAGTATATTCAGATAGAAAAAAATATAAAGGAATGATGAATGAAGAATATGAGAAATTGGAAGATTTGAAAAAAATTAAAAAATTAATTGAATCTGAAATTTTTTAATAAAAATGATTTTTTATTAAAAAATTTTTATTAATTTTAAATATATAAATAGAAAATTAAATAGTTATGTATATTAAATTTTATAAAGAATATATTTCAGTTTTGAAATATGATACAGTTGAAGATAAATATGTTGAAGTGAATTTATCAAAAGAAGAAAAATTAATTAAATATCTTAATTATTATGTAGATTTTGGCGAAAATGTAACACTAAGAGATTTTTTCAATCTATTAGAACCATACAAAGACACAATAAATGATTTAACAATAGAACAAACAGATGGAGTTTCAATTTTTGATTATTATGAAAAATATAAAGAAACAAAACCTACAAAAAATAAAATAAATATTATAGAATTTCAACAACTTGGATATAGTAGTGATTCAATGTTTGGATTGGAATGTAATTTTAAAGGTTATAATGAAAAATTAGATGAATTTGTATTGTTAGATTTAGTTCCACTCAATGAAATATTGGATTCAAAAATTGAACTAAATAATGATTTTTTTATTGCTGAATACAATAATATTAATGGTGAAAATAAATGGGAAGATGATACAGATGAGGAAGATGAGGAAGAAGATGACGAAGATGATGATATTGAAAATAATGATACAAATTTATCAATAGATATAAATATGTTATCATATAAAGAAATAAATCTATTTGAATTATTAGATGGATTTTCAACACAATTAACAATGTTTGGAACTGTGGATGAATTTGAAAAAGTTTTGGAAATAGAAAAAGAACAAACAAACAAATTTGAAAAAATAAATAATTTAGAAAAAAGATTAAAAAATTCTATATTAACTGAAAATTATGAAGAAGCATCGAGAATAACAAAAGAAATTAAAGAATTAAATATTAAAAGTTGAATTTAATTTTTCAAATATATTTTCATCATATCTAATTCTTATCAAATGAATATTGTTTTTTAAACAATATTCATTTTTTATTTTATCATTTTTGATAATTTTAGTTAAATAATCATCTCCACCAAATATATCAATAGAATTAAAATGTTGCCTACCATCATATTCTATACAAATATTATATTTTGGTAAATAAAAATCAAATGGTAATTTATTTATATTTTTACAATCATCAAATTTTTTCTGATTAATATATTCTATATTTTTATCTTTTAAATAATTTTCAATTATTATTTCACTTTTAGAATTATTACATTTACAACAACCATGTCCTTGTTTATGTTTTGTTATAGATTGTTCAAATTCTCCATGTTTATTACAAATTATTAATATTTTATCTATGTGATTTTCATATGATAAAAATTTTGAATAATCATATCTATTATGATGAATTTTATTAAATTCTTCTTTTATTTCTTCTATTGATAGATTTTTATATGCACATTTTGGACAACCATTTCCATTCAAATGTTTCTTTGGTGTTTGTGCAAACTCACCATGTCTATTACAAATAATATCTACATTTGTATGATTATTTATATGAATTACTTTTGAATAATCATATCTATTATTATGTATTTTATTTGATTCAATTATAAATTTTTCTTTTGATTTTTTATTATTATTTGAACATATATTACAACCAAATCCACTTAAATGATTATTTGGTTTTTGATAAAATGAACCATGAATTTTACATATTATTTCAACCTTAGTTCTTGTGTTTATATAAATTACTTTTGAATAATCATATTTATCATTATGTATTTTAATTGATTTATCTATGAATTCTTGTGTGGTTAAATTTTTCATGTTGATATTATATATAAATAAAAAAGGAGTGATTAAAACCACTCCTTTTTATATTTATTATCTATTTTATTAGATTAATACACCGTTTGTATCAGTAACTTCAATTTCCATGAATTGTTTTTCTGGGAAGAAACCAATATCAGCAATAGCATATCTACTACGGATTAACATACGTGGAGCAAAAGTTGCTTCAGAAATAATGCTAATTGATTGTGCCATTAAGTAAGGTATGAATAAAATACCAGGTTGTTCAACAGAGTTTTTACGACCTAAGAAAATTCTATTATCATCCCATTTCATATAAGGATCAACATAAATAGCAAGGTTTCCAATATTACCCATAGGATATAATTGACCATTAGTATTTAATTTGCTTGCATTAACTGGGTTGATAGTATATCCAGCTATGTCTTGGATAACAGATGCTAAATTACCATTTGTTACTAAGTATTGTGCAGGACCAACTCTACCATCAGTTGCGATGAAGTTTGATGCATTGTTAATTTTAGCAATCAATTTTCTTTGAATTGAATGAGTAGTTTCACCACCAGGAGCTGGACCGAAACCAGTGCTACCAATATAATTATCTACATTGAAATCAAAATCAGGACTTGTTGCAGAATTTTTATTTTTGTTAGCCAATTCACGAATTTTTGCTACAATTTGTTTAGAAATAGTTTGAGTTAATTCATTAATTAAAACACTTTCTAATTTTTGAACTATATCCATACCAGTAGAAGCTTTGATATCTTCTATTTGAGTTCTCTTTAAAGATGAACTGATTTCGATATCACCAACTTGTATTGATTTGGTAAATACATCAGGACCAATAACACCAGGATAAGTATTTTCATCTTGATTACGTGTCATACCGTATTTATCATTCCAACCAGCAACAAAACCAGGGATTTGATCTTCTAATAATGAAACTAATTCAAATGTAGCACCAGAAATTTCAGTAGTTGATGTAGTTGTAAATTGAACAGTTACACCTTGTGCAAAAATATTTGCTAATGAATTATCACCAGTTGAATTGTATTGAGGGAATGTGTTTTTAGAATCAACCCATATAAAATTTGCAGATGGAGAAACTTGTTGTCTAAATGTTCTAAACATTGGAAGACCATCAATTCTTGAAAATCCTAAAAATTCAATCCAACCTTCTTTACCAGATGTTGGTTCAGATTCAGTTGTTAATGCTGTTCCTACTGCTGTAGCACCTGCTGTATTGAAAAATGTTCCAGCAACAGTTCCACCAGATAATTTAACAAAAATTCTTTCAGTTAAACCACCGATAGTTTCTTTAATACCTGCTGTAGTCATTTGAGCTAAAATAGTAGTTTTTAAAGTTGAAGCATTTGCACCATTGTTAATTTTGAAAACAATTGGTCTTTCGTTAGTTTCACCCCAAATATTGTTTTCATTACCATATTTGAAATCAACAAATAACAATTCAATTCTTGGAGAAGAAGTAGGTTTTACTGCTACTAAATCCAAACCAATAGTTTGAGCTGCAATTTTCATAGAAACTGGTAATAAGTTTTGTGCTATGTCACCAGAACCTTGTGTTCCTGAACCAGCTTGGAAAACTGAACCTGGAACTGAACCTACTACAGGAGAAGATACTGGACCCATACCTTGTAAGTTACCTAATGTTGAATAAGAAATATTTTCATTCAATGAATGCATTTCAGCATAAATTGACATCCAAGATTTTCTATCTTCATCTTTAACACCAATTTTTTCTAAAACTGGTGTCCATTTTTTCAACGCTTTTTGTTCGTCTATAATATTCATATATTTTATAATTATTTTTTATGTATATATATATTTTATTGAAAACTCCAATTTTTTCCATTTTTAAAATGTTCTGAAACATCAGATTTTATTGGACTTTTATGTATAAAATACATTATTTTTGTTTTTTATGCCTTTGAATTATTTTAAGCTTTTCAACCTTTCTAAGAATTTTTCTACTTCATTTTCAGATAAAGAATTTTCATCAAATTTTTTATTTTCAACTATTAATTTTTTTGATTCTTTAACCTGAATAAATTGATCCAATTTTCTGGATTGCCAGAATGATTCAATTTTTGAAATGGTGTCTAAATTTGGATATAATTTAGCAGTTGCAATCAAACTTTCTTTGATTTTATCATCTAATCCATTATAAACATCTTTCAACTCAGATGGAATATTTTCAATTAATATTGCTTCAAAAGTTTTTGATGGTGCTAAGACTTCAGCCATTTTATTGACAATTTCATTTTCTGAATAGTAACTGCTTTCGTTTAATGCAAGATTAACTTTTTCTTTATTTTCATTTGTCAATGAAAAATATACTTTTTTTGTCTTTTCTGTTAAGAATTGTAAAAAATGAGGATCTTTTTGTTCAGAAGCTTTACGTTTTTTAGTTTCAGAAATAAGATTTCCTATGTAATTTTTAATATCTTTCTTTTCATTTAATTTGTTTCCTAAAATAGTCACTTGACTTTCTTGAATTTGAATTTCTTCGTCATTGTCAGAAAATTTAACCACTATGATTCCATTTGTTGGATTTGATGCAATTACTTCACCAGGTCTATTTTCTACTGATACTGTCATACCAGGTACTATTTCAGTTGTTTGTTCAATTGCATCACCTTCAACAGAAGTTTCATCATTTTGAACTTGAACTGGTTCTTGAACTTGAACTGGTTCTTGAACTTGAACTTGTGTTTGAACTGGTTCTTGAACTTGAACTTGTGTTTGAGTTTGAACTGGTACTTGAACTTGTGATTTAATTTCATCTTCATCATAATATTGTTGAACATCAGTTGTTTTGAATTCTTCAAAATCTTCTACATTTTCAAATACTTTTTGAGATTTTATTTTATCAATAGTTTTATCTAATGATTCTGCAATATATCTTGTATATGCTTTTGTGTTAGATAAATTTTCAACAATATATTCAGAATAAGCAATATTATTATCTAAGTGTTCTGCAACATATTCAGAATAAGCAATATTATTATCCAAATGTTCAGCTAAATATTCACCATATTTAATTGAATTTTCCAAATTTTCTGCAATATATTCACCATATTTAATTGAATTTTCTAAATTTTCAGCGATGTATTCAGAATAATTAATATTATTTTCTAAATTTTCAACAATATATTGTGAATAATCTATTGATTGATCTAATTTTTCTGCAATATATTCAGAATATTTAATTGATTTTTCAACATTTTCAGCGATGTATTCATTAAATTCAATTGATTTGTCTAATGTTTCAGCAATATATTCAGAATAACCAATAGTTTTTTCTAATTCTTCAGCTAAATAATCATTATGCTTAATCAATTTTGTAGTAGTTGATTTTAATGATGCATTTTCATTAACTAATATTTGAATTTTTTCACTCAAATAATCTAAGTATTTTTCAACTTTTTGTTGTGTTTGAACTAAATTTTCTAATAGTTCAGATTTTTCAACAATTTCGGTAGCATCAACTTTACCAGTTTTTACATTTTCAGTTACAAAATTCTTAACCAATTCTATTTGTTCAGTTAAATAGTTTGAATATTCTACCATTTCTTTTTTAGAAACATAATCTTGATTGTTATTATCCATAATTAATTTATTAAATTTTGACTCGTCAGATAAATCATATACCCTAAAGTTTGTGTTTTCATTTTTATATCCAAGAGATTCATTTATTGATTTAACTTCCATTATCGCACTTGGAAATCCTGGATCTGCTACTGCATCATAAGTAAATAATTTTTTAACAGATACTGTTCCATCACTTTCAGTGATACCAGCAGCTCTTGATGATACAAATATTGGACATCCATCAGATACTAAAGCTCTTGCTTCTTTACCCCAATGTGTTGTCAATAATCTTATTTCACCTTCTACTCTATTAAAATCTTTGTTATACCAAAGATTTTCTAATGTGTGAGATACTCTTGATAGTGAAGTATCAAAAACATCTGGATGATCAAATTCACCATAAACTACGGTTAATTTTTTCTTTCTCTCCAATAATTCATTCATATGTGGAAGAAATTTATCAGCAGTATAAATTCTTTCATTTCTATTCAAAATTCCAAATTCCGTGAAAATACCACCCAAAATAAAATCTTTCCTTGCATTTGTTGATTCGTTAATAGGTTTTAATCCATTTGTACAATTTTCAACAATCAAAACAGGTTTATTTTTTTGATTCATTATATTTTTATTATTTTTTAATTATATATTTTATTATTATGATTGAATATATTTAAAAGTTATTTTTGGTTAATTTGAACCAATTTTTTAAAATATATACTAAGTAAAAAATATGATACTAAGTAAAAAATTAAATATTAATATATCATCATCTAACATAACACATTATTCTTCTTATTATGATGATTTAAAAATTGGAAATAAACTAAATGTTAATTTCAATGAACTTCCACAATTTTCAAATACAACTATTAAGGTTAAGTGTGATTATTGCTCAAAGGAGAATGAATTAAAAATGAAAAATTATTCAAAATATGGATATTATGATGGTGATTATTTATGCAAATCTTGCAAAACAAAGAAGAATAATTTAGAAAAATATAATGTAGAAAATGTGTTTCAATTAGATGAAATAAAAGAAAAAATAAAAAATACAATAAATGAAAAATATAATGTAGATTATATATCACAATCTGAAATAATAAAAGAAAAAATAGTAAAAACAAATATTGAAAATTATGGATATAAATCTCATTTATCATCAGATATAATTAAAAATAAAATTAAAGAAACATTAAAAGATAAATATAATGTTGATAATATATCAAAGGTTGAAAATATAAAAATAAAGAAAAAAGAAACATCATTATTAAATAATGGATATGATATAATATCAAAATCTCCAAATTTTAAAACAGATATTAAAATCAATAATATTAAAAAATTATCAAAAAAATACAATTTAAATTTTGTAGATATAAATGATTTTGATTTTATAATAAATTGTGAATTATGTAATGAAAATTATACAATAAATAAAAAAGCATTTTATACCAGATATAATTGCAAAACTATTATTTGTACAAATTGCAATAAAATGAATTCATTCTCAAACTCTGGATATGAAATAGAATTATTAAATTTTATAAAAGATAATTATAAGAAAGAAATAATTACTAATAGTAGAAATATTATTAAACCATATGAAATAGATATTTTCATACCAGATTTAAATTTTGCAATAGAATTTAATGGTTTATATTGGCATTCTGATATAAGAAAAGATTTAAATTATCATTATTTAAAATTTGAATTATGTAAGGAAAAAAATATAAAATTAGTTCAAATATATAGTGATGATTGGATTTATAAAAAAGAATTAGTTAAAAATTTAATATTAGATAAATTAGAAAATATTAAACTGGATAATTATAATATAGAAAAAATTGATTTTAATATATTGAATAATTTTATGATTGAGTATTCTTTAATTGAATCATGTAAATCAAAAATAAACTATGGATTATATAACAATGGAGAATTATTATCAATTATAGGATTAAATAAAAATAAAAATAGTTATAACATAGTTAATTTTTGTAATAAATTAAATATTGGATTGTTGATAATTAATTGGATTATTGATAACTTAAAATATGATGAAATTAATTTTAAATTAAATAATGATTATTATTCATTATTTGAATTTGAATATTTAAATTTTGAATTTATTAAAACAACAAAACCAAATTTTTATTATTTTAAAAATGATAAAAGAACTTCCAATTTAACAAATTCTAAAATTTATAATTCAGGATATACTACAATCAAAAAGATATTAATTTAATATCTTTTTGATTAAAAACCTTGTGCTGGTGGTTGCGCTTGTGGTTGTGGTTGGCTTTGTGTTTGTGGTTGAACTTGACCACCTTGTGCTTGACCACCTTGAACAATTGCCATTTTTTTCTGTTTATCCATTTCTTTATATCTATTATTTTCTGCAATATCATCATCTGTGAATTTCATAATTTTTCTAACTATTAATTCAATATGCAGATATGGAACTTGATTTCCTTCTGAATCTATTTCTTGTAAATTTGCAGTTAATGTAGAAGCAATTTCTGCTCTTTTTTGTAGATTTGTTAAATAATTCCATTCTTCGAATAATTCATTTGAATAATATTTTAATTTTATATTTGATAAGAAATAATTATCATTCATCAATTCTGGAAAATCTAATATCATTTGTGTTCTTAGAGGTTTGATCATTATTTCCTTAAATATTGTTCTTATTCTCTTTATGAATGTATTAAATCTCAATTCATCTCTGGATATTTCTGATGCTGCAGAATATACATTTCCACCACCAGTTGATTCATCAAATCTACCAAATGGAATTCTTGTTTCACGTTTTAAATTTTTATAAAACCATTGCAACATTATATCCTCATTCAAATTTGTTCCATTAGTTGGAATTATATCAATTGTTGGTGTTCCAGCTTCACCAGATGGAAACCAAAAATCTTTACTATGTGGAATATCTCTTGCTCCATTTATTAATACTGTTCCCATAGTATCATCAAATGATATTTCCTCATGATATTCAGACATCAATTGTCTTATTTGTTGTTCTGCTTGTTGTCTGGTTAAACCATTAACTGGAACTATAAATTTCTTATAAATTGCAGCCTGATTTATATTATAAAGCATTCTTGTTTGTTCAATCAATTTTAATTGATTATATGGTCTAATTAATGGTTCAATGTATGATGTTTCTGAATATTCATTATTATTAGAATATGATATATAGATAAGTTGAACATCTAATAATATTTTTCTTCTCATTGGATCATCTGGGTATATAATCCAAACCAAAGTATTTGTTTCTGGATCTGTTGCTGGTAATATTGTAATTGGATCTAATGGAATTAAATCTTTTACACTTTTCATTTTACTATCAAAAACAATTTCAAAAGCAATATGACCATCAATCATTAAATTTTTTAAATAATTCCATGCTGTAATACCATCATTAAATCCAAAATTATAATAAACCTTTTTAAAATTTTCAATATATTTTTGTCTAATTGTTTCATCCAATTCTTGTGGTAAATCTAATACTTGGCAAAAGAAATTATCCTCATCATAACTAACACATTCATCACAAATGATATTTAGAAATTTTTTTATTTCATCTTTTATTGAATATTGTCTTAATATTTTTCTTTTATCTTCATATGTTCTATCTAAATTAGCAAGAGATTTTCTACTAAGAATTTTTGAAATTACTCTTTTTGTGAAAAATTCATAATATGTTTGATATGAATCACTCTGTCCAACTGCATTTGTTGTTATATTATCGGTAACTGAATTTTGGGAAGTCATCATCATATCCTCATAATTCATACCAAAATTACTTAAATCTCTAAATATCTTATTAAAGAAACCTCTATTTTGTAAATTATTATTTGATATATTTTGATTTAATTGTAAATTTCTATTGTAACCAGACATAATATTAATTTTTCTTTTTATATATTAAAATATTATTATTCAAATAATTTAAAATATTTTTCTAATTTTTTTAATTGTTTATAATAATCATCAGAATCTTCTTTATATGTATTTATAATATTTTCATATTCTTCTAATAATTTTTGAATTTTTATTTTTTCAACCGATTCAGATAAACTATCATATACAATTTTTATATTTTTAGTATTGAATTTATTGAAATTTGTCATGATAAATCTATATACAAAATTAGTTGATATTAAATAACATTCTTCTATTTTTAGTATATTAAATCCAGTTAAACAATATGTTAAATCATCTACATTTTTTGATAATAATTGATATACAAAATCAAATGTTATTTTATTTAATGATTTTTCATTTTTAGCGATTGATAATTTTTCATTGTCTAATATAATTGAATTAAAACTTTCAAATATCATATTAAAAAATAATATTCTTAATTTATAATTCATATGTGATATATTTATACAATATAAAACTTCTGGTGTGTATTCTTTTCTACTTGGTGGGTTTAATGAAAATATTGGTATCCAAATTCTATTTCCATTATAATTATATTTTATAAAATAAAAATTTCCTATTTTTATATCTTTAATATTTATCTTATCAATATCAATTTTATTTGGTTTTTCAATTGATTTTAATATTAAATTGGTAGAATCATCAATATATTTATTGATATTTCCACCATTTAAATTAACTGAATTTGATATTTTATCTTTTAGTTTCATTTAAAACTCCCCATTCTTTTAATATATATTCATGAGCAACTTTAAATTCCATATTTCTTTTTTTACAAAATTCATCTGCTGCTTTCCATTTTATTAAATTTTTTTCAAATGTCTTTACTTGATATTCCCAATTTTCTAATGCTTTTCTTGAATTTTTTTCTGGTGGTAATATTTTTAATGATCCATCAGAATCATAAATAATAAAATCTGGTTTATATTCTTTGAATGGTTTTATTTCTAAATAATATGTATTAAAATCATGTGGGTTTTTTGGATTTATTTTTTCAATATAAAAATCTGGAAAATATCTATGTGGTGTTAATTGACCAGCATCATTTTTTGCAAAATATTTCACTTCTGCTGTTTCTGAACCCCATTTTCTTATATCATTTGAATTATCACAATATATCATAAATTTTAATTCCCATGAACTTCTATATAAACATTCATTTAAATTTCCAATATATTTATCTACATTTTTGATTTGATATTTTCCTTTTGAATAATTTCTATTTCCAGAATTATTTAATATTGGTTTTCCCATTTTTTATTTTATTAATTTTAAAGATTATGTAATCCTCTACCATCATTTGATCTATCAATTGATATGGTTTTATATTGATCTTTTTGACTATATTTTTTATTTAATAAAAGATTAAATCCTTCTGTTGAACCACGTTTGAAAATTTCGGTTATATATGGTAAAGATTTATTATATCTCCTTTCATCAAAGGATGACCATTTTTCAAACATTTTTATCAATCCTTGTTGATAACAATCCATTTCATCATCTTTGCTTTTATACCTACTTTTTAATTTTGTATGTACTTTTTCAGATATTAGAATAAAGAAATTTTCTGCTCTCTTAGTTAAATATCCTTTTCCTTTTGATAAAACCAATTCATAAAACAAATCAGCATCATCAATATAAAAATTTTCTTGATTATTTTCTACCATATTTTTTATTATTTTTTATTATTTCAAATTCCAAAAGCCATTAAAAATATGTAAAAATTTATATACCATTATATCTATTGATTTCCATTAATTAATGTTTTTAAAAATAAATTCATAAAAAGTTTATTATAAGTAAAATAAAAAACCACTAAAATTACTTAGTGGTTTTAAATATATTTAGTTTGGTAAATTACTTAACCATTGACTTTCTTGTTGAAATTTTATCATTTCTTATGATTGAAAGTTCTTTTTGTAGATTATGTTTTTCTAACAATAATAAATTAAATACATTTCTTAAATCAGTTGATTCATTTAATAATTCTTGTTGTTCAGATAACATATCAATTGATTCATTAACATCTTTTAATTTAATTTCAATTGTTTTTTCTTTTTCTTCTAAAGTTCTCAATTGTTTTAATTCGGTTGATAATTTATTTTCAAAGAAATATGAAATATCAAAATCAAATTCTCTTTGAATATCATGAATCAATTCTGTAACACTTTCAAATTGATAAAAATTTGAACCAGTTCTTTTGTCTATTGTATATAAATAATTATTATTTTTATAATTAAAACAAAATGCTTCTAAATGTGGTTTTAAAGGATGTTCTAATTTTAAAGCAATATCAAAATCCATAAATTTATCAATATTCAATCTATTAGTTTCACATAAGATATAATAATTTTTCTTTAATGGTGAAATAACTGGAGTATTGAAAATGGCTTCCAATGTTGTTTCTTTATCTAATTTTTCATCATTCAAATAAATTGAACCATCTTTTGATGAAATACCAATATTTAAATATTCATCAATTTTATAAGAAATTTTATCAGAATTTATATCTGCAATTTTCATAATTTGTTCTAAAATTCTAATCTCTCTTATTTTATCATCACTTTTGATATATTCATCAGCTACTACTGGTTTAATTTCTTTTTCATTAACTAAAAACCATCTATCACCAACATACACAATACTACCTTCTTCTACTTTTTCAGCAATTGTATATACATTATGTCCTTTACCATTTCTTGTAATGTTTTGAATTTCCATAGGATTTTTTGATAATTTTGCCAAATATCCTTTAACTTCTGGAATCCAATCATAAATTGATAAATTATTAACAATAGCTTCCATTCTTTGTTCATCACCATCTAAATTAATAATTTCTAATAATGTCACCAATGATGGTCTATACAATTCACCATGATTTTTTCTTTCCACTTTTTTATACAAATCTTTCAAATCATATACTAATGGCTTTGAACCAATTTCTTCATGAACACTTTCTAAAAATGAAACCACTGATGGATCATAAGTATAAGAATGTAAGTCCTTTTTCAACCCTTCATTAATTTCAACTTCAGATAAACTGTCAAAATTTTCTAAATAAAGAGAACAAATTTTTGATTCATTCAATTGATCAATTCTAAGATTGTTTCTTAAATTGAATAACGATAATTTTATATTCATATTTTTTAATTGTTTTTTGTTATATTTTGCATGATTTTGTCATAAAAATATATTTGTAAATATATATTTAAATAATTTTATCATTTTTTACCAATTATTATTTTTATCTATATTAATAGTTTTTTCTTTATTATAAATCAAAATATAATTATGATTAACTTTAGTTTTAAAATAAGAATAATATTTATCTTTTAATGGTTTTAAATTTCCTTTGAAATCTGCATTTCCATTTGAATATAATTTGATATCAATTTCTCCAATATTTTGATAATCTGAAATTTTATTACTAAATTCCAATGCCTTTTTATTATATACCAATTCATATAATGTTTCAAATTTATATCTATCAAAATATTCTCCAAATCTTAATTTTAAAATATTTTTATCTAAATCATAATAAAATATTCTTGTTCCTGGACGTAATTCTGGACATCCATATTTTTCTCTAAAATCTACATATTTTTTTATATCAGAAAATGATGGAATACTGTATGGAGAAGAAACAAAATCATTTTCAATCAATGAAAATCTATTAGCCAATTCAAATATTTTATCATCAGAATTAAATTTAGAAAAATAATTTCTACATATAGTATGGATTTTTTCATAATCTTTTTCATTTTTTATTAAATCTTTCAATTCACTACCTTTCAGCTCAATGTTTAATTTATTTTCTTTTCTTATTATATGATCTATTTTTTTATTATGAAATTCATATTCATTAATATAACCAAATCCTTCATCATATAAAACAGAAATATATTCTTTCAATTCTTTTTCATTTTTAATTTTCATGATTTTTAATAATTATTTTTAAATATATATTTAAAAATAATTATTAAAAATGATAACAAATTATTCAACATTTATAAACGAAAATATTCATACTGGAAAACTATATTCTAAAAATATTTATTTTAATTTAAAAGATGTAATAAATGAAAAATGGAAAGATATTGATATAATATCTGAAAATGGACTTTATTGTATTAAATTCTCTACATCTGAATATAGAGTTAGTGTCTATTATAAAATAGATCCAAAAACAAACAAAGAAAAATTATTTATAGCAGATGTTGATGTTGATACATTTTGGAAAAAATTAGTAATTGAAATGAAAAATTATGTAAATTATACAAATTCTGTAACATTTAAACATATACCAACAATAATTAAAGAAGAATTGGCAACTGAATTAAAAACTGCTGAATATGGATTTTAATTATTAATATAATTAATTAACCTATTCATTAATTTTTCTGCTATATTATTAATATAATCCAATTTTTCAAAATTTGCAGTATAATAATCTTTATTTTCATTTAAATACAAACATTCTACTAAATTATCTGGAACATATATTCCAGAATATTTACATTGTATAACTATCGGTTGAATTGAACTATGTGGATCCAATTCTTTATTAATATCATATGATTTTGGTAGTTCTCTATCATTATAATCAGTTGCACCATTATCTCCATGAATTAAAAATGATCCATATTTTCCTTCGTAATGATTTTTCATATATTTATTATAAATTCCACTTTTAAAAATTTTTCCAGTTATTTCTGAATTTTTAACATCATCTTTTAATAACTCTGAAGCTTTTTCTGTGGTTAATGTTAAATTAATACAAACTAATCTATCAAACATTGCTTTAACTTGTGTTGATACTGATTGCCAATGTATTGGTGATAAAACAAAAAATCCATCACACCATTTTAATTTTTCATATATATCATGTTCATACATCAAATCTGGTTTGTTATCATCTCCTTTAAAATAACATGAACATGGATAAGTGCAATGAATACCACCAGCAGTTGAAATACAACCTTTACATGGTTGTATGATAGGTGTTTCATTTCTAACAGATAAATCAATCAATTGTATATCAACAAATCCATTAAATTTATTAATTAAATTTTTAACAATTTTCATAGTTTTTCCTTCGAAATTTGGACAATTATCAACCACTCTTGGTGATCCTTGAATTAACACTATTTTTGGTTTTTTGCTATATTTTACTATTTCCATATATTATACATTATATTTATTCCATTTGTCGATATCTGGTTTTCCATCTAGTTTTTTAGGTTTATCTACAGGATAATCATTTAAACTATAATAATAATTATTCCAAAAAACTCTATTAAAATTACAACTATATCCTTTCTGACCATGTGCTTTATAATATTCTTCTATTGAATTACAAAAATCATCAGTTGGTTTTGGAATTCCTATAAAATCCCAATCAATCTCACCATCATTTGAACATGGTTCTAAATCATCAGAATTAACTTTAAAAATTGGATAATAGGTTTCAACATTAATTGAAAATGTTAATTTTTTGTATCTACTTTCAGTTGTCATTGAATCTTCTCTGTTTATTTCAATTTGAAAATCATCTGGTAATTTAAAATATGAATCAATATTCAATCCATAATAATTAAATCTAAAAAATTGATAATTAAAATAAGTATCCATTATTTTTTGAATACATAAATCAGCATCTCTTTCTGTAGCTAATTTTATTTCAAAATTATATGTTATTGATATTGGAGTAGCCTTTACTTTTGATATTATTTTTCTAATTTCATCATTTATATCCACTGTTTGTGATAGATATTGATTTGGATTTGCAAATTCACCACTTTTAATATTAAGAACATTAAATGTAATAATTCCTCTTGGAATTTGATCTGTATTTAATTCAATTCTTTTATCTAATGTATCATCAACAAATGCATCTAATACAAATCTTTCATCACCAACCAATGATAAATAAAAAGGAACTAATACTCTAATTTTTTCACCATCTTCAAATCTATTAATCCATCGAATGGATTTAGACCAAACTCTACAAACAGAAAGACCACAACTTCTTATAAATACATTATCATAATTTGTTATATTATTAATTTGATTATTATAATTTGAATCCATTTTTTAAATTGCATTTTTATTTATATATAAAAATAAAAAAATCATGAAAAATATAAATATTTTATTTAAATTATTTAAGCATAATATTGAAAATATCAAAGAAATAATTCAAAAAATAATTAATAATATTGATGAAAATATTAAAATAACTGAGTATTTAGGTAGTGGTGTTATGGGTTATTCCTTTTCAACAAATTTAAACACTGTTATAAAAATAACCACCGATGATTTCGAAGCAATAAATTCACAATACCTAATAAATAATAAATTGAAAAATTTTGCAAAATATTATTGGGTTTATAAAATAAATATTTTAGATTTTATTGAAACTGATAATAATGAAATAATTGAAAATAAATTTATCTATATTTTAAATATGGAAAAATTAAAGATGTTAAACGAAACTGAAAAAGAAATTACTTGGTTATTAAATAAAAGATTTTTTGAATCTAAAAAAGATAAATATTTAGTTGGATTTTTTGTTAATGATTTTAAATATGATGAGTTTGTTAAAATAAATGATTTAAACAAATTAAAAATATTATATGAACATATAAAAACAAATGATATTAATAAATCATATCATTTTGAATTATCAAATAAAACTATTGGAAATTTTTCATTTAATAAAAAAATAATTAATAACATATCCTTTGATGAGTTGAAAAATATCTATGATATAATGTTAAAAATATATAAAGAAGCAAATGAAAATAATATGTTTATTATTGATTTACATTGTGGAAATTTAGGTTATAATGATTTTGGAATGGTATCCTTTGATGTTGGAGTTTATTCAAAATTTGATATACAAATAGAAGAAAAATAAAAAAGGTGGAAAAATTTCCACCTTTTTATTTTTATTTAACTTCATCAAAATTGACATCTTTAACTTCTTCTTTATTTTCAGTTTTTTGTTCTGAATTTGGTTGATATAAATTTTGTGATATTGTATGCCACTTTTCAGTTAATTCAGTGGTTAATTTATCAACATCCTCTATATTTTTAGAAGCATGTGCAACTTTTAATTTAGAAACAACATCAGACAATTCAGTTTTTTGTGAATCTGATAATTTATCACCAAATTCTTTAATTTGTTTTTCAGTGCTAAAAATTAATGAATCAGCAGAATTCAATTTATCAATTAATTCTTTTTCCTTTTTGTCGTTTTGTTCATTTTGTTTTGCTTCTTCTTTCATTTTTTCAATTTCATCCTTATTCAAATTTGATGAACCTTCTACTCTAATTGAATTAACTTTTCCAGTTGCTTTATCTTTTGCAGAAACTTCTAAAATTCCATTAGCATTTATTGAAAATTGAATTTCAATTTGTGGAACACCTCTTGGTGATGACATAATACCTTCCAAATGAAACCTACCCAAAGTTTTATTATCTTTTACCATTGGTCTTTCACCTTGTAATATATGAACTTCCACCGAAGGTTGATTATCAGAAGCTGTTGAAAATGTTTCTGCTTTTGATACTGGAATAGTTGTATTTGATTCAATCATTCTTGTCATAACTCCACCCATAGTTTCAATTCCAATTGTTAATGGAATGACATCCAATAACAAAATATCATTAATTGATCCAGTCAAAACAGCACCTTGAATTGCAGCACCAACAGCTACAGATTCATCTGGATTTATTGATTTGTTTGGTTCTTTTCCAAATATTTTCTTTACAGTTTCTTGTACAATTGGAATTCTTGTTGATCCACCAACCAATAATACTTCATCAATTTCACTAACATCAATACCAGAATCCTTAATTGCCTTTTCACAAGGTGTAATTAATTTTTGAATATATTTATCAATTAATTTTTCAAATTGACTTCTTGTTAATGATTTATTAAAATGTGTTGGAATATTATCAACCACAGTAATATATGGTAAATTAATATCACTACTACTTGAACTCGATAATTCAATCTTAGTTTTTTCTGCTGCTTCTCTCAATCTTTGCAATGCAAGTTGATCTTTTTTCAAATCAATTGTAGGATAATCTTTCTTAAATTCTTCTACAATCCAATTAATTATTTCCTCATCAAATACATCACCACCTAAGAAAATATCACCATTTGTTGATTTTACTTCATATACACCATCACCAATTTCTAATATTGAAATATCAAATGTAGAACCACCAAGGTCAAATACTGCAATTTTTTTATCACCTTTCTTATCATCACCATATGCAAGTGATGCTGCAGTAGGTTCATTTATAATTCTAAGAACTTCTAATCCAGCAATTTCACCAGCTTCCTTTGTTGCAGTTCTTTCTGAATCATTGAAATATGCTGGAACTGTAATGACTGCTTTTTTAATAGATTTTCCTAAATAATCTTCTGCTGTCTTTTTCATCTTCTGAAGTATCATAGCAGAAATTTCTTGTGGTGTATATTTCTTTCCTTCTATTTCAACCAAACAATTTCCACCATCTCCTTTTACCACCTTATATGGCAATGTAGATAAATGATTCTTATCCAAATCATCATACTTTTTTCCAATTAATCTTTTAATTGAAAAAACTGTATTTGGATTCACTGACATTTGTCTTTTTGCTGGATCACCAATTTTTCTATCATTATCCTTAAAAGATACAATAGAAGGTGTTGTTCTTTTACCCTCTGAATTGATAATCACAACAGGCTGACCACCCTCAATAACACATACACAGGAATTAGTACTTCCCAAATCTATTCCAATAATTGTCTCACTCATAATACTTTACATTTTGTTTTTAGTTAATATTTATTTTATTTCAATATATTTTTTCTTATTTTCCTCAATTTTTTCTTTTATTTGAATTGTAAGAATTCCATCTTTACATTCTGCTTTTATATCTTCCTCAGATATATTTTTTGGTAAAATAAACTTTCTTGAAAATTTTTCATTTTTAAATTCTCTAAAAGTATAGTTTTTACTTTCATTTTTATCAGAATTTTCACCAGAAACAACCAAATATTCATTATCAATTTGAATTTTGATATCTTCTTTTTTAAAACCTGGTACTTGCATTTCAAGAAGCCAATCTTTTTCATTTTTACTAACATTTGTTGATTTTAAACCATCATTCAAAAAACCAGTTTTGAAAATTGTTAAATCCTCATCATTGAAAAATTTTTCTAAAAAATTTTCATTAAATTTAATTAAATTCCTCATATTCTATAAAATTATTTTTTAAGTTTTTAAACTGGAAATAATTATATCAATCAATATGCCAAATCATTTTATATGAAATTTTGTCACAAAAATAGGATATATTTGTGACAAAATTTCCTATTTTAACAATTCATCAATTTCATCAAACATTAATTTGAATTTTTCATTATATAACATTTTCTTAAAATGTGCATGTTCTTTTTTATACATATCCAACATCGAATCCAATTTAACTCTCTCAATTTTATAATACAATTTCCAAAATATATTATTTAATCTTTTTTGTTTTATTTTAGAAAAATTTATATTTGCAAATCTGTCACAAATTTTAACAAATGTAGCAACATCATTATTTTTAATATCATTATAATATTTCAAATTTGCTCTTTCTTTTCTTGTTTTACCTTTTTCATTTGTTAATATAAATGAAATATTAGCAATAAATTCATTGGTATTATTTTTAACATCATTGAATGTTTGTCTTGTATCTTCTATCAAATCATGTGATAAAATCGAAGCTATTACATTAATTTCATTTTCATCTTTTAATAAAGATAAATATTTACAACCAAATTCAGTAGCCATTATTAAATGATAAGAATATGGATGAACATCATATAATTGATTTACTTTACTATGTGAATTAATTATATAATTAAAATATTTTTTTAATTCTTTGCTTTCTTTTAAATGGTCTCTAAATTTTTTCATTTTTAATATTTTTAACAAAGATAAGATAAATAAACAATATAAAAAAATATATAACATTAAAAAATGAAAAAATTTTTAGAATTCATAAATGAAAATAAATCTGAAATATTATCATATAACAATAATATCTATAACTTAAAATTCTTTTATAAAAATAATAAACTTTATGTATATTTATATTTAAATAAAATGAAATATCAACCGTTATCCATATTAATTCCAGATAGTGAAAATTTAAATAAAAATGAATTTTATATCAATCCAGAAGTTGATTTAAATTTAATTGATGAATTAATTAAACAAAATTTTATTTCAAAAGGTGAAAATACAGCAATTGCTGGTGATGTAGAAACTAAATCATATTTTTTAAATTTTTCATAAAAATATTCTTTAACATTTTTAAAAAATTTTTAGATTGAAAATTAGCAATATATGAAAATTGAAAATACGTATTTTTATATAAATGAACACTTTATAAAGGTTGAAAAATAAAGAAAAAATTAAGAATTTGCAATAAAAATAAGAATATATAAAAATAAAAAAGTAAGTAGTATGATAGAAATTAACACAAAAGAGTTTAGGAATTTAGTATTTGATATTAATTCCAACAAACCAAGTTTAAAGAGTTCAAAACCAGTTATTTTAGATTTTTATGCTGAATGGTGTATGCCATGTAAAGCAATATCTAAAACATTAAATGAATTAAGTTTAGAATTTGATGAATTTGAATTTTATAAAATAAATTCAGAAGAAAGTTATGAATTAACTGAATATTTTAAAATCAAAAATCTGCCAACATTAATCTTAATTCCAACCGAAGGTGAAATTAAAGTTTTGAATGGTAATGTTCCAAAATCAAAATTAATAGAAGCATTTAATAATACATTCAATAAGATTAGCATTTAAATTCTTAAATATTAAAATTTCAGAAATCCATAAATATAAATTTATGGATTTTTTATTTTAATTAATTTTAATTATCTTTGTGAAAAATATTACAATGGAAAAAATAAAATTTATTAGATATGGTGGTTTAAATTCATATAAGCAAGAACATAGAAAACCAGATAATGATAAAAATTTTCACAACCCTCCAAGAAAATCTGGGTTTTATGCATTTCCACATAAATATGTTGATTTTTTCTTATTAACTGCAACAAATTATCCATCTGATATATCTGGAAAAACTATATGGTTAAAAGATGATAATGGTAATATAGTAAAAGAAAATATAAAATACGAATATGATAATAAATCTAAAAGAGATATTATAGTAGTTTCTGAACATGTTAATGAATTGTTGAAAAAGAAAAACATTGAATTGAAATATCTAAGATCATTCTACAATGAAAAAGAAGATGTATATTATTTAGCATATTACAAAAAACCAAAAATATTTGAATATTATGGAAATATTTGGCATCATTTAGGTGAAAATTGTGAAAATTTTGAAATTATAGATAGAACAAATTTTTGGTATCTAACATCATATGATAGTTATTTAAAAGCATTCAATAAGAATAGACATCAATTATTAAAAGAAATTCATAAAGATCATTTCAATGAAAGTAAAGAATTATTAAATAGAATTGATCCATATAGAAAATCACCATCATATACATATGCAATTGATGATTTGGAAGTATTCATTGAAAAATTAAAATGATTATTTTATTTGATTTGTTCCACAACAAGAACAATAATATGTTCCATTTTCAAAATAAAAATTTTTTAAGTCATCACAATTAAAACAAAAATAAGCATTTGTATCTTCCATTTTTTAATTTTTTTAATTATATATTAAAATTATTATTTAAAAATTAGAGTTGGCTATTGGATTCGAACCAATGTGTTTAATTAACAATTTTGCAGATTGTTCCCTTCAACCACTCGGGCAAGCCAACATATTTGTACTGTGTGCGGGGTTCGAACCCGACGAACTCTTTCGAGACCAATTTGAAGGATTGGCTACTTTAACCACTTGTATAACACAGCATTAGTAGTATTGAATGGATTTGAACCATTGACCTTCTCGGTATCAGCGAGACATTCTAACCAACTGAACTACAATACTATAAGCACCACCTATGGGATTCGAACCCATGTACTCCTCCGTGACAGGGAGGCATGATAACCACTTCACCAAGGTGGTATTTAATTTGTCGGGATGAGACGACTTGAACGTCCGACCTCCTGCTCCCAAAGCAGGCATTCTAACCAACTGAACTACATCCCGTTTTTAGTAGCTGGAACAAGAATCGAACTTGCACAAACATTTCTGTTCATTGGATTTTAAGTCCAACGTGTCTACCAATTCCACCATCCAGCCATTAAAAGCGTCCAAAATAGGTCACGATCCTATAACCTTCTGATTAACAGTCAGATGCTCTACCAATTGAGCTACTTGGACAATATTTGTAGATTTGATGAGATTCGAACTCACATGAGTATTACCTCAATAGTTTCTAAAACTATCGTGTCTCTCCATTTCCACCACAAATCTATAAAAGAACTATAATTAAAAAATCCAGTTAATTTTTCAACTAACTGGATTTTTAATATTTTAAATTTTTAAAAAAATCAAGTTAGTTGGGTTGAGTTTTTGGCTCATCCAATAGATTGTTACAAATGTTTAAGTTTAATAAATTTTTCATAATCTATTTTTTGTTTTTATTTGATATTTCAAAATTAATGTAAAGTTTTTAAATAAAAAAATTTTATTGTATATATTTTCAAAAAATATTCATTTTTTATCACTTTTATGGTCAAATATTGTTATTTGTTTGATTATTAAAACTTTAACTATTTTTGACATTTTAAAAATATTTTAATTGGAACTTTTTATATTTATATATATAATTTAAAAATACTATAATAATCAATGGCAACATTCACAATAACTGGAAATACTAATGTAGATAATATAAATGGTGGAGTTTGGGTAAATGGAGATTTATTGGTAATAAACAATGGATCTATTGTTACAGTAAATACAAATCAAACTAAATTTTAGACTACTGTTACAATAAACAATGGAAAATTATTAATAGAAAACAATTCAGCAACATCAGCTATAAGATTTTTAACTGGTAGGTTGGCTGGAACATCTGCAGCAAATCAAATTAAACCAACATCTGGATTAGCAACAATTGAAATTAATGGTGAATGGATTAATATAAATACTGGAACATCACAACAACAAATAATTCAAATTCCATACACAGATTTCATTCCTTGTATTTGGGTAGAAACATATTCTGGTTCGAGTGATTATGAAATATGGTTTAATTCAAATGCTACATATGGACAATCACTAACATATTATAGAGAGAACTATGAATCAACTGGTTTTGATTCTGTTAGAGGTAGATATTTTATGCAAGTAGAAAAACCTGAACCATATCCAATAAACAGTGGATTATCTTATCATTTTACAAATAATATAATACTTGGATTATCTGGTGCAACAGTTCCTATTGGTGCAAATATTAGAATTCCTAATATTATTAACGGATGATACAAAATGTAATTATTTTAGCACTACTGCACAATTAGCAACAAGAACTTGGAATTGTAATATTGATTTAACTTCTGGAGGTATATTAATTAAAATTATATGATAAAAAATCAAAAGGTGAATTAAAATTTGAATTGGTCTCAGATGATTTATATTTTAAAGTTTGGGAAGATACATTTGAAATTGAAACCAAAGCAACTGTTAAAGTGGAAGAAGTATTAAAACAAATTACAAAAGAAAATAATAAACCACAAATTTCAGTTTCAACTGTTGAATTAATTAAACCAGAAACTAAAAAATCTGTTGAAAAAATAGTTGAAAAGATTGAAAAAGAAGAAAAAGAAGAAATAGAAGAAGTTGAAAATATTGTAGAAAATGTAGAAATTAAAAAAGATAACATTATTAAAAAAGATTTAACAACATTATCTTTTGATAAGTTTTTTAATAAATATGAATTTTAATTAAAAATCAGATTCTCCTATTTTTATGAATTCTCTATCAGCATTTAAATAATACCAAGAATCAATATATAAATAACATTCTTCCCAAGGAAGTAATGTATTTATGTATTTTTCTTTATTTTCATATTCATCAATTTGAACAAATTCATCAATCACATCATCAATATATTCTGTAATTCCTCCATCAATTTTAAAATTTATATTACATAAATTTTTCATTTTTTGAAAATTCTCATCACCAATTGATTTTTTCAATTCATTTTCTTTCGCCTTTAATTTATCTAAATATTCAGTTTTATTTATATATTCACCAACTAAAACAATATCACCATTTTCAATTAATTTTTCAGCTTTTGATATATCATTATAATATTTATATAAATTTTTACCTAATGATTTTAAATAACCATCTTTAATACATGAAACAGATTTTACTTTATTTTCATATAAAATTCCTATTTTTGCATTTGTGCTCATAAATTATTCATTTTTAATTCTACTATAATCAATAACAATATTTATTTTAATTATTAAATCACCTCTTTGGTGTCTATTAATTAACATTCCTTTTTCTTTTAATTTTATTAAATCTCCATTTTTAGTTCCTTTTGGAATTTTTATTGCTAATGTTGAATTATCTAAATGAATATATGTTATTGGATTTCCATCAATTGCATCTTGAAAATGAACATCCATTGTATATAATAATCCATATGTAGTAAATTCATATTTTTCATTATGTTTATAATTTATATTCAATTTTAAATCACCTACTTTATTATAGTATTTAGAATAATGACCATAATGTTGCAAATATTGTGTTGATGATTGTTTAATTCTATAAATATTATCTAAATTAAATGTTTCATTTTTAATTACCAATCTCTCACCATTACAAGTTGAACATTTTTTTGAATGAACATTTCCATTACCAAAACAAGTTTGGCATAATAATCCATAATTATCCAAACCACTACCATGACATGATGGACATTTTGTTTGTGTAGATGTAAAATCAAATCCAGTTCCTTTACAATTTCCACATTTTACATATCTTTTATATGTAATAGATAATGGATTATTAGAATATACATCAGATAATGTTAAATCTGAATTTACAATAATGTCTAAATTTTCTTGTTTTGTTTTGTTGAATGGATTATAACCAAATCCACCAAAAACTGAATTTATAAAATTTTCATCAAATGTGAAACCTCCCATATCACCAAATCCACTAAATCCACCATAACTTGGATTGTAATCTTTTCCGTGAGGACTTTGTTGATCATAACTGCCTCTTTTTTCAGTTAAAATTTGGTGTGCTTCATTTATTTTTTTGAATTTTTCTTCTTTTGCCTTATCATTAGGATTCCTATCTGGATGATATTCTTTTGCTAATTTTTTGAAAGCCTTCTTAATAGTTTGTTCATCGGAATTTTTATCAATTCCTAATATATCATAATAATTTTTATTTAAATCCATTTTTATATGTTTATTTTTGACAAATTTAAAAAATATTTCCAATTAAAAAAATTATTTTACAATTGTTTATATAAATCATTGAATTTTTTTATCTTTCTTTGTCTTTCTCTTTTTACTCTTCTTTTGTTTAATATTTTTATATCATTTACTCTTATTGGTCTTTCACCAGAGGATGTTGGAGTTCCTTGATTATTATCAAATTCACCACCAGCAATATTTCCACCATTTCCACCAGCAACACTACTAACAGTACCAAGTGGTCTATTATCACCAGACCATGTAGTTATACTTGGTCCATTTGTGGTATCATATTTTATACATTCTAAATATTGTTTAAAATTTTTCATTATAATTGTGAAAATTTTTTTAATTTTTTCTTTTTCTTTTTAGATTTTTGATTAAATGATTGATATTGTGGATTTTTCATATACATTCCAAAATTTCCATTAGCAACATCACCACTACCAGGAATTGAACCTGAAACATCACCAGGAATTGCTGATACTGTTGGTGCTACAACATTTCCCATTCCACCAGTGTTACCAAGTGCAGCAACATCTTCTAAAAATTTTTCATAATTTAATATATTTTTCATCTATGGCTTATTGTTTTTTATTATATATTATATATAAAAATAATATATTAAAAATTAATATATAAAATTAAAAAATTATGAAATTAATTAAAAATTTTAGTGAATATACCAATGAATCATTTGTTGAATTTGGAACACCAGCTTATAAATTACAAACATTTATAGAAGGAAAAGTAAAAATGATCAAAAAATGGTTTGAAAGTGAGATATTATCAAATGCACAATTGATTGATATAGATATTACAAAATATTCACAATCATTAAATAAAAATATTATATTTAATTTTACTGATGGTCAATATCAATTCCAAGTTATATTGGTATTTAGGATGCAAGATTATAACGATGGAAAGATTGGAAAATGTTTTATGAAAATTAAAAAATATTCATATGATGAAGATGATTCATTAAAAGGAACATTAATTGATTTTTGGGATTCGAATAATCCAGATAATGATACTGATGGAGAAATTGATGGACAAGTTGAAATAAAAGATATATCACCAGAATTTATTTTAGATAAAATATCAAAAATGGATGATGAATCACAATCATTTGGAAGTAAAGAAAATTCAATTTCAGAAGAAGAACCAGAAGGTTTGGAAAGTGAAGAAGAAACAGAAGAACAAACAGAAGAAGAAACAACATTTTAAAAATAAATAATAAATTATGCAAATAGTAGCAAATAGTAGAATTCTAAAAGAATTTTCAAAGATTGATATATTCAATATTGATTTAGGAAAAAATTTAAGAGGATCAGTTCCAAAAACTGGAAAATATGATGATAATTTTAATTTTAAAATAACTGATACATTTGTTAAAAAATATGATAAAACTAATGGAAAGATTGTTTATAAATTTGGAACAATTGGAACATTGAAATTTTATGTAGAATATTCATTAGCAGATAATGAAATAGAAATACATAAATCAGAAGATGAAATATTTGAAATGAATATAAATTTCAATAAATTGCAAGAAAATCCTAAAAAATATCTAACTAATCTTTTATATTTTGTTGAAAATGGTGAGCAACCAGAAGATGATATTATTGAAAATGTTTCAATTATAAAAGAAAATGATGATACTATTCCAGAACCAAGTATTGATTTGCCAAAGGATATTTTTATTGAAAAAATGATAGAAAGAAGAAGAAAATTAAGTCCTAATGTTTTTTCAGAAGAAGAACAAAAATCAATTGAAAATAAAAGAAAAAAGAATTTAGAAAAATATGGCTACTAGGTTAAAACCAATAAAAATTGAAAAGGTTTGGTGGAAAGGTCAATATGTTGATAAAGATAAAATTAAAAATGATGAAAAAGTTCCAAATCTAAATTCTAATTTAGATGAAAATTATTATAATACTAAAAATGACAAAGGTGAATATACTCATGTAAATTTAAATCCATCACCAAATGCCGATCCATATGGAGATGATAATCATAAATGGAATAATAATAACAATAAAAAAGATAATAATACTGAACAAGAACTAAATTCATTACATGAAAATGATAATATAAATAATAATATTGGAAGTGATTTAGGAAAAAATTATGAAAATGACATGGAAAAAAATAATATTGGAAATGATTTAAATTCATTACATAAAAATGATAATATAAATAATGCAATTGGAAGTAATTTAGGAATAAATTATGAAAAT